ACAATCAATGAGAATGGAATTTCATTCTACTACGATTACAACAATAAGCAAGCTATTTCTAAAATCGAAGAAAATGCAGATGTAAACTTCGATAAGATGAATGACTTAAACGATAAGATTAGTTTCTTAAATGAGTCAATTAAAGAACTTAGATTAGCTGGTAAAAAAGGAAAAGCTTTAGAGACTGCTACTAAAGAGTTAGAAACTACTCAAGAAGAATTAAACGAAACTAAAAGATCTTCAATTGCAATTCAATTTACTTATATAAAAGAATCAAATAAATTCTTTGCAGGTAAAATGGAAATCACTTTAGGTGGTGAAGAGAGACTTGCAGAAAGATTCTTTACCGTAGGTTATATCAAAGTTGAAGACAAACCTATCTTAGAAGCATTCCAAGTTGCTGCAGAAAACTTTGATACTTACAAAGTTTTAGATTTTGTAGAAGAGTCTACTAAAGATCAAATCACTGTAGTTTCTATGAAAGCAGAAAATAATGCTTTTATTTACAGAAAGAATAATGATACTAAAATTGTAGAATTCAAAAAATTATTAGCTGATGCTGCTATAGAATATGTAGCAGAACAAACAGGAGCTGATGTTACTGAATTATATGCTGAAGTTTTAGAATCTCTAGTAGAAAGAAGAAAAGCTAAGAATGAAAAGATTAATCTTTACAATGAGATGTTATCATTCTTACATGACCAAGTAGGTAGATTAGCAGAAGCTGATAGAAATCTACCAGATATTAAAGCAGCAGATAATTTATTAAAAACTGAAATTAAAAGAATTTCAGAAGAATTAGCTGGTGTGCAAAATGAAGATCTTCTAAATATTGAAGACGGTTATGTTGCAGCTAAATTAAAAGTAGAATCAGATGGTATGACTGTCGATACTGCTATGAAAGTTGATGCTTTAGAATATACAAATGCAGGTAAGAATGATATACTTACAGTGTTCGTTAAAGACGAGCCTGCTAGAATTGAGAAATTCAAAATCGCTTTAGATTCAGAAGAAGCGGTCTAATCATATAGACTTCACAATCCCACTAAAAGCCCGTTTCGAAACAATCGGGCTTTTTTTCATATAAAGGTAAATTAAATTAAACAAACGTGCCGAGAAAAAAGAATTATCTAAATAACAAAGATCTTTACAATCAGATTGTGCAGTCTTTAGAGGATGATAAATTAACAAAGGACGCTGAGAAGATGTTAATCCTATTAGCAGAGAGGGCAATAAGAAAATTAGTTTACGTAAATAGTGATGATAGAAACGATTGTTTACAGTTTGCAATACTAGACCTCTTAAAATACTGGCGTAATTTTAATCCCAAATATACCAACGCGTTTGCTTATTTCACAGAGATAGCAAAAAGAGGGTATGCGAAAGGTTGGAATAAAATCCACCCACAAAAATATAAGAACACAATGTCGATGGATAAGATTAATACCAATAATGGTAGTTCAGAAGGCGGAATGTTTAATATATAATGTCAATAAAGAACTTAAAACCCAGAGGGAATTCAGGTTTTGTACAAGGCTATTACGAGCCACAAAATCCAGACAAATACATCGGTCCAACGCCGATCATTTATCGTTCCTCATGGGAAAGAAAGTTTTGTATTATGTGTGATACTAAAGATAACGTATTAAAGTGGTCAAGCGAACCTGTGGAAATTGCTTATATTTCTAGAATTGATAATAAAAAGCGAAAGTACTATCCGGACTTCTATATGAAGACCAAGAATGAAGAGGGTATTGAAGAAGAGTTTATAGTTGAAATCAAACCAGAAGCTCAAATTAAAAAACCTAGACCACCTCTTAAGAAATCAAAGAAGGCTTTAGAATCGTATAAGTTTTTAGCAGAGCAATATGTTAAGAACACTGACAAATATAAATATGCGCAAGCATGGTGTGAAAGTCGTAACATGAGATTTATCGTGTTAACGGAAAAGACACTTAAATAATGGGACAAGTTAAAAAGAACATAAAAGAATTAGCTAAAGATGCCGGCGGTAGAGGCGGAGCAAAATCTGCTGCTGAAGCCTGGTTCGTAGATTCTAAGAAGTCTATTAGAGAAGGTGCAGTACAGAGTACGGCAAGAAGATTTAGACCAGGACAGGTCTATGTGTTTAGATACGACGATCCTAAATATGCAACAGAGTGGGATAGAAATCCATGTGTATTAGCATTGGACCCAGCAGGTAATAATGACTGTGGCATTAATCTAAACTTATTACCACCTAATATTAAAGAAGAACTACTAGATGTAGTTTACGAAAGATTCAAAGGTTACTTAAAGGGACAAGAGGGAAAACCGGCTAAAAACCAGGCTCCGCTATCATTAAGTTATGATGGTGCAAAGGGCTTTTTAGGTAAATTTGGATTTGATTTTGCGATTAGACAATATATCCCTAGTCGTAAATCACAACAAGCAGTAGTAGGATATGAACACTGGGCCAGAATCGCACTTGCTGATTTTCTACAGTTAGAAGGCATGGGAGTTGGTGCTATCAGGGCAATGTTCAGAAACCACTTAAATAAATGAGATATATAAAACAGAAATAATACTATATTATGGCAGGATTTACCGAAAAAAGAAACGGACCATTCAGTTCTAACACAAGACCATTTAGCCTTTCAAATGCTTTGAAAACGCTAAGTTCTTTTGGTATGCGTTATGACGACATGGTACTTAGACAATCTCAAGCTATTGGTCCAATGGAAGACCAGTTCGGCTATAGAGAGATGAACCCGTTTGGCCTTGACAATGATGATATTTATGGTGCATTTGCTGCACTATCCATGGCAGATATTAATATGAAGAAGAACGTACCGTTCTTTGATATTGATTATCCTGGTAAAAGAGATGAGTTGAGAAGATTCTCAATGAACGATGAAGTTGAAGATATTCTAGATATACTTTGTGATGAGGCAATTGTATATGATGAAAAGAATTTCTTTGCACAACCTTCAATCATGGGTCTAGATGTTTCCGATGAAATTAACAAAGACCTAAACAAATACTTTAGACAAATCTATCACTACTTTGGTTTTAATGGTGAACAATCAGCATGGTACTTCTTTAGAAAATTCCTAGTTGATGGTTACTTATCATTTGAGATAATTTATTCCCCAGACCAAAAAGAAATTATAGGTTTTAAAGAAATCGATCCAGTAACCTTAATGCCTGGTTTTAATAAAGACGATGGTAAGAAGGTATGGATTCAATACAAAGACGATCCAGTAAAAGAAAGAGTGTTATATGATTCTCAAATCATTTACCTTTCTTATTCTTCTCTTTCAACTGCTTCAAGAGTTAGTTATGTTGAGAGATTAATTAGATCGTTTAACCTACTTAGAATTATGGAACACACCAGAGTAATCTGGGCGGTGACTAACGCTTCATTCAGAATGAAGTTTATTATCCCTGTTGGTGGTAAATCTAAAACAAGAGCAAAACAATCGTTAGCTCAACTGATGAATAACTATAAAGAAGTTGTTGACTTTGACTTCGAATCAGGTAACTTAACCACTGACGGTAAACCAATGCTACAATTCTCAAAAGAGTATTGGTTACCTTCTAAAGATGGTGAAACACCAGAAATTGAAACTCTTGGTGGTGAAGGTCCTGAATTAAATGATACAGAAGCACTTAAATACTTCTATGATAAACTAAGACAAGTATCAAAAATTCCTTACAATAGATTCTTATATGAAGACGATGGCGGCGAATATGCACTAGCTGGTGATGGTATGGTAAGAGATGAGATTAAATTCGCTAAGTTTATTAATAGATTAAGATCAGTATTCCAAGAGATATTAGTTAAGCCACTTTATATTCAAATGTGTCTTAAATACCCAGAGTTCAGTGACGATCCACAATTTAAAACTCAAGTAGCTTTAATATTCAATGAAGAGAATGTATTTGCTGAATTAAAGAACCAAGAAATCATGCAGCTGAGATTAGACTTTATCTCTAGTATGAGAGATTCTCTGATGACAACTAACCAAGAGACTATGGAAGAAGAATATTACTTCGACCAAGAATATCTTGTTACTAAATACCTTAAATTAACTGAGGATGAAATTAGAGCTAATAAGGCTTACAAAGCTAAAGCTGAAAAGGCTGCAGCTGAAGAACCAGAGCCAGAAGATGATGGAATGGGCATCTAATCCTAGATAATTTAGAAAAAGAGATATATAAAATATGAAAACAGATATTAATATTTTTAAAACATTCGAAGAATTCGTTGCTGAAGACGCTTTAAAAGCCGGCGAAGAATCCGATATTTATGTAGAGCCAGTTGTTTTAGACTCTGGTCCTGAGATTAAATCAGCTGAAATTCTAGGAGCTATTACAGCATCCAAGACAGAAAAAGAATTCAAAGATTACTTCTTTCAAGAGTATGGACAAGATGCTTTTGCCGAAGGTGAAATGGACGTTCTAGTTAAATATTATCTAGATAAAGAGACTGAAGACGCCGAGGAAGAAAAAGAAGAAGATAAGGAAGCCGAGAAAGAAGAGGGAGGCGAAGAAGACGATCCTCTAGCAGGCATTTAACATATTAAGATATTTGCATAATAAGACGTGATATATATTAAAAATAATAAAAACCATAGATATGGCAAAAGCTAACGATTTATTAATCGTCGAAATGTCCTCTTCCCAACTGAGCGTAGCTTCAAAGGAAAATAAAGAGTACATTCTCGAAGGTATTTTTGGTGAAATAGACACTAAGAATAAAAACAACAGAATTTATACTGAAGATGAGTATATACCTCAAATCGAACAGTTACAAGACAAGATTAAGTCTTCTAAACTATTAGGTGAGTTAGACCATCCTCAGCAATTTGATATTTCTCTAAAAAATGTTTCACACATTATAGAGGAACTTTTCTACGATAAAGACTCAAAGCATGTAAAGGGTAAAATTAGACTATTAGATACTGACGCTGGTCGTCAAGCTAAAGCACTAGTTGATGCTGGTGTACCTTTACAAATCTCTTCAAGAGCTGCAGGAGCTGTAGAATCAAATGGTAAAGTTAAAATCAAACAATTATTCACTTATGATTTAGTTGCAGATCCTGGATTTGCTAATGCTGAGTTAAAGAGAGTAAATGAATCTTATGGTTTTGATAACAACTCTGGTCTTTGGATCTACGAAATGAATGAAGAAAGCGGAGTTGCTGAACAAGAAATTACAACAACAAACACAAATACAGAAATAAAAGAAAAAAACATGGCAGAATTTGTAAAAGCTGAAGATTTCCATAAGTATTCTGAGTACTTAGCTAACGAAATGAAAAGCATTAAAGAGTCTATCGGAGCAAAAAGCGAAGATAACACGTTAGAGAACGTAACATCTCATAACGACCACATCGTTGAAAGCG